TCGCCATCTAACCAGTATTCAGTCCAACTGGTCAATTCGTTTTCAGTATCAATAGAACCCTCTTGCTTCATCAGCAAAGAGTCATCCATATCGCCCTTGATAGTAGTGACAATCATCCAAAGCCCCTTGCGCGTGCAGCCATAGCTCCACCAGATGTGGCACTGCGTTCGTCGGCTGTCTGAACATCAGTCAATGCCTTGTCGTACAGGCTTGACCATACTGGTATTCTCGCATCATCCTGCAAGTATGGAGCAGCCTGCAATAGGCTCCCATATAGGTAAATATCGGGGCTGGATGTCAGAAGCCAGTTAGTCGATACTGCGGATGACAACTTGGTCAATTTGGCGTAGTACACCAACTCAGTGGTGTAGGTCGCATCTGGAGTAGGTACTAGCCTAATTTGGCCACCAACAATCCCAAAATATTTTGGACGAGATGGATAAGAAAAAGTCCTAGATAAAGAATCTAGTGCATCAATGGTTTGAAATGCCAGCGGAGTCGCTGGGTTTGTCCCTGTTAACTTGAGTGATCTTGTCTCTAAAAAATCGTCAGGGACAGCGCCGTATTCTGTGGAAAAATTTGCGTTTGACCTTACTATCATCTGCCTGGTTCGCAATTGGCGCTCAATCTGCGCCTCTGCCAGAGAAATAAAGTCGGCAATAGCAGACGTGAGATCAGTGCGGTTAAGCCAGTCACCGATTGATGCCTTTAACTCCGTGTACGTTGTCAGAGCCATTAAGTTGCCTTTTCCTGTTCCTCAAGCTCTCGCATAACCCAGGTATGGTCGTGCTTGAATTCAAACGTGCCAATGTGACCAATCTCTTTGCTTACGTCATGGTCAATGTGGATTTTAAACCCTGCCTCCTGCGCTTTACGGCAAAAGAAAATGTCCTCGCCAATGTAACCGCGCTCCTTTGGTCGCCACGGAGTTTCAAACCACGGCTCTGATAGCTTTTCAAAGACGTTTCGCTTAATCAGCATCACGCCCATGCCAATAGAGCCAACCTCCTCAATGCCGGTGGACTCAGGCATGGTGTACACCAATTCTCGGGTTCCATCAGGCTTGTAATTCTGCGCAGTCGGACCAGTCGGCATCCTGCGCCGTGCGCAGTTTGTGGCCACAATGTCCAGGTCGTGCTTTAGGAGCCTGCCAACCATATCCTGCGGAAAAGTCATATCCGAGTCAATAAACAAGATATGTGTGCAGCCTTCAGCCATCGCGTCCAGCGCCAAATCAGCGCGTTGGTTTTGTATCAGCGTACCCTGCATAATCTTGAGAGATACGGCGTCGGTGGTGCTGATGGTGTGATACGCAACCATGTTCACCAGGCAATAGGTGAAATTGGTATGCACCATATCACGCGCTGGCGTGCAGACTGCTACATAGTTCATACTTGTCCTGGTCGAGTTCTAAAGTATTGGTTATCAGGGTCATTGAGCCAGCGTTTCATGTACGCTTCATCTTCTAACTTACCCTCTGACTTGAGCTTGAAATACACGCTCAATGGTATGGATGCCACACGGCTCCATTCGCCATATTTATCGTGCTTCTCGCCCTGGTTATAAGTGTTCCGGTTTTCTTCAATGATGGCCGTCACATCTTGACTTGTCTGTATGGTTGCCTTGTCGGTGTCCGCATCGTAGTGCCACGTCCGAGTAATTCCAAGGTCTGCGTTTGTTTCAAATAATCTTGATTCGCTCATTTAAAAAAGGGACCAGGTTTCCCTGATCCCTTCCATGCTTGGTTACGAAGTAACCAGGTCAGCAGCAAGGCCGTGGGCATTCTCAGCCAGCACCTTGTGGCCCCATTCGACGATTAGCATACGCTTCTCAGCGTCGCCGGTCTTAGCCAGCTCAATCTGCTGGTAAGGACGCAGGGTAGTCACCTTTGCATACTCAGGGTCAAGCACCCAGGCATCACGCTCACGCTGGAAGCGGTTGGGAACCACTTGCACATTGCCAAAGTCGCTGACATAAATATCAGCCGCGCCAATGATGGTTGCAGGACGTGCGCCGCCATCAATGTTGAAACGCGAAGATGCGATGCCAGAGAAGCCAGATACGCGCTGCTTGTTGACAGGGCCAGTCATCAAGATTTTCGGAGTGCCGCCAGAAGTCCAGACTTGCTGGATGACGTTCTTCAAAATTGTCTCGGTGAAGGTACGCACGTTACCATCAGTACGGGCGCTGTTTGGCAGCGTGGTGTACGACGGGTTTACGCCGTTGGTCTGCATATCCACATTGGTCTTGATATACGCACCAAGAGAAGCAGTACCACGCGCGGTGGTAGTGTTGCCAGCGGCAGCGACTGCACCATTAAGCATAGAAAACTCTTGATCGCGCTTCAATTCAGAGCCGCGCTTGGCGATCTGATAAGCCAACTCAGATTTGCGGCCTGCCTTGTTAACCACTTCCTCAGTAGCGGACAGGACGATAGTCTTGCGCGAAATCTGAGCGTAGTTTTGCAGGCGAACGGTAGCAGTAACAGCGTCAAAGGATGCAACGTCGTCGCCCTCCAACTGCTTGTTGGCTGCGGCTGCTGCCAGGGTATCGGTTTGCCACTCAAACAGAGAATTACTGACCGACTCGCGGCCAATGTTGCTCATGTAAGGGGTTTCCTCGGGGGCAATGTTGGTAATTACATTGCTCAAATCTTCACGGATACCCTTTGCATCAAAGGTAGTGAAGGTATTAGTTACGATTGCCATGATTTACTCACTTCAATAAAAGTTCAATTGCGGAAGCCGCATCTTGGACGCGACCAGTTTTTGCAAGACGCTGTTTTGCGCGAGTAGCTTCACTTGTTTGAGAGACACGTCCTGCTGCACCTGGCTTGGCAGGACGTGGGCCATTGTTTGTCACCGGCTTGATGCTCTGCCTCTTGGACATCATCTGTTCGTACAGTGCAGCTTTACGCAGCACGTTAACGACTCGGTGGTCAAATATGTTCTTCAGTTCATCGGCGCTAAACCCTGCCTTTTGGCCAAAGTCAATGAGCAATTCCTTCTCTTTTTTTGCCTTGTTTGGGTCTTTCCAATCAGGCAAAACCTTCAGCAGTTCTTCTCGCTGTTGCGCAAGAAAAAACTGCATCTGTTGAGCTTGCTCCTGCTGTGAAATTTCCGCAAGGCGCTGCTTTTCAAATTGAATAGCCTGCGCCTTTGCTTGGTTTTCACGCATCACCTCTTTCTGCCGCACCCACTCAATAGGATCCTCTTGGTAGAGGCGATCCCAATCAATTTGTGGTTGCGCGGCTTGCTGAACCTGCGATTCCAATGCTCCTAACAATTGAGCGTACTGACTACGCTCGGCGCGAATGGCCTCAGCTTCCGACTCAACTTGGCGTCGAATTTCGGCAATTTGCTGGGTCTTTCGCGTGTAGTCCTGAGTCCGCGAATATCCCTTTTGAAGTTCGTCCAGGGTTACAGTAACCTCAGTGCCGTCAACTTTGACGGTAAAGGTCTGATCCGGCTTTTCCTCCTCAGAATCTTCACTTTCCTCTAACTGTTCGCCATCCGTTACATCATTGTCTGCGTCTGCATCTTCCAATGATGTATCAGCTTGCGCCGCCGACTCGCCTTCCAGCGAATCGTCCAACGTCTCTTCAATTGACTGTTCTCCCTCATCGGGCAGCATTGCAGAGAGTGCCTGGGCCGCTTGGTCCAGATTCATGGGTCCCGCAGAACCCGTTTGTGCTTGTTGCATAAATGTCCTTTACTTATTCGCACGCTCAATGGCGCGTTGCGCCACCTTTGCGTTGTCAACAATCTTTTGCAATTCGATTTTTAAATTGTCGATTGCCTTTAACATGGACCAGGCGATCTCTCGCTTGGCAGATTCTTCTGGTTTCGTTGAACGAAAGTACCAGAGTTGGTCGCTTTCCATTTTGTTGATTGCCATGTTGAAGGTTTCATCTTCCAACAACTGACTTGCCTTTCGGCCCTTGCGTACAAGTTCTTCATTGTCCATTTATGCCATTCCGTTTTGGTTGATGGGCGCAACCGCTGACATCTGGCCTTGTGCCAGCGTAGTCTGCTGCTGCATTGCTTCTCGGTTAAGACTTTGCTGTGCTTCAATCTCAGCCGTAGAAATCTGTGCGTTGTACTTTAACTCAAGTTCATATTTTTTTAAGTACAAGTCTTGCGCCAATTGATCGCGTCGGTAGTCATCATCTCGAATCATCTGCTGGCGCTTGAGTTCTAACTCTGCCGCTTTCTTTTGAATATCGGCCTCGATGGACTTGGCCTGTACCTGTGCAAGCACCTCCTCGGGTGTAGGCTTGGGCGCTGGTGGCGCTGGTGGCTGGTAGTCGGCAGGCACGTCATTGAAGTATTGCGATGCGTCCTTAAACCCAGACAACTGCACAATTTGGCGCAAGGTATGGGAATACTGAGACGGGGTAACCAGCGGGTTCTGTGGCCCTAACTGAGTCAAAGCCTCCTGCTGCTTGGCAAGAATCATCATCAGGGCTTGGATGCGTTCGTTGGTATCGCCATTGCCAAGGCCGATATTGATATGCACATCCATCGCAGAATTCCACGCCCTCGGGTCCATCTGCACAAACTCGTTGCGCAAACGAATCATGCGAGGCTTGTCCTGGTGCGTCACCAGCAAGAACAATATGCCCTTAAACAGTTTCTTCATGCCCTCGGCCATCAGGCGTGCCGTAAGCTCAATGCGACCCTGAGACGCGCCGATGGTGGCCGCAACCGCCGCCTTAGTGCTTGACTGCAAGGCATCAGCATCCAAACCCATCGCCGCCTTGCTCATGCCAGTGCGGTTCTCGCGCATCTGATCCATGTAGTCAATCATCGGGAAAGCAGCCTGGCCAACAAAGGGATTGCTAAACGGCTGCACCATACCAGGCTGGCGCATACGGATAACGGCTCCAGTCTCGTTGTTGAGCACGTCGTCCATGTTGACCATGCCCTCGACCACAGCGGTGCGCGGGTGGATGCTCTGTGCCAGCGAGTCCAGCGTATTGCGCAGAATCTCCGACTTAATCTCCTGGATGTCGTGCGTGATGTCGAATATGGACATCGCTTCCAAGGGGCTGGTGTGTGGCTCGGGGTCACACGGAAAATCAACAAACGGAATATAGGACGCTGGCAGGTTGCGCACCACTTTGTAGCCAGAGCCGATGCAGCAAACCTTGCGCAATTCTGCGATGCCATCGCCGTCATAGTCAATGCGCGAATAAGCCTCAACGTACAAGACGCGCTGCTGCATCGGGTTTGCGCTGTCGTTCATGCCAAAGGTTGTTGACAGGGGCTGGCGTGCCAGGTATTCCTCGTTATTGTCTAGGTCGGTTGACGTGATGTTGTCGCGTACCTCATCCTCGTCATAACCCATCGCCACCAGCTCTTCTACCGTGGCCATCTTGCGGTGAGCAATGATGCCAGCGTCATCAAAAGACCTAGCCCGACGATCAAGCAGCAATTCCTCTGGGGGCACGGCCATGATCTTGATGCGGCCCTCGTTTAAGACGCGCTTAATCTGCACGTCATGCAGCATAGGCGGTGGCGGCATAGGCATCGGCTGGCCGGTCATCGGGTCAATCTGTGCGGCCATGCCCTGCATAGCCTGCACTGCGGCAGGGTCAGGGTAAGAGACGACAATCTTTACTTCAGCATCCTCTTGCGCAAGTATCTGCAATGTCTGGTCATCTAAGCCAGAATATTCCTCAATGCGGACAGTTTCTGTTTCTTCCCACCAGTATTTTGCAATCCCGCACTTACGCACCAGGCTATCTTTAAAGATGGCGTAGGTGGTCATAAACCCATTGTTGTCATTGTTGAAAACAAAGTTCGCGTAGTCAGTGGCTTGTTTGTCAAAGCCAACATCCTCTGGGCCTTGGGGCAAATACTCGACTACGTTCTCACTGGAGAAAAACACCCGCATGAGGCTAGGCATCATGGCAGATACGGTATCTCGCACCTCCATCGCCACCACCTGAGAACGGCCATCTTCTTCATTGCCAAACTTGTCACCACGGTAATACTCAGTACCACGGGCACGGACAGGCGATAAATCAGAGTCAACATAACTCACGGCATCCGTTAAATCTTGGCCAATGATTGATTCCAAATCAGCATCATCCATCGGCTTCATTGCCGATACATCGGTGGTTATCTCTAGGTCTTTCATACGGGTATCTTTCGTAAAACGACATACATGGAGTCAACCGCACGCGGCGTGCGCAATAACTCGTCTTGCTCTAATTCTAGGCTTTCGCCGTACTTTGACAGCCTGTACTCTAGGTGTTTCATCTCAAACCGGAAATCCTTCCAATCCAAGTACCAGTGCCAGGCGCAGTAATACACCCACGAATTCTCATTAAACGCACGCACATGGGTCGGGTCCTGCCACGCGCCAAGGGATAAGTCATACGGGACATGGATGTGCATCTCGCCACCAATGTCCAACAAATCCAAACAGTTCCTCATGCACTTGACCAGGTCAGGGACGTGTTCCAGCACGTCTTGCGCAAGTATCTTGGTGAATATCCCAGGCTCTACTGTGATCTCACCAGCGTGCGTCTGTATCTTCTGACCCCACTCAATGGTGCAAATATCACCATGCCAGTCGGGGTTCTTATTCTCATTGATGTCCATATTGACGCAGTCATCGCGCCAATCACGGCCCGACCCCAAGTTAAGAGTTAAACCACTGCGCTGCATATTCCGGCCTGTTTTTAAGCAGCCAGGGGACTGCCTCATTGGTTAACTTCTCTGCATTTGTGCCAACTGTCTGGCTGCCAACGTGATGCACATAAGACGTAGAAACGTAATGCTCAAAGCCCTTTGCATTCAGGTCCATGCACTGAACATCATCGGAGTACCAATTCAATGGCGGGAAGTTGGCATCTTTAAAAACATCGCCATGTATCCACGCGAATATCGGACTAATTACTTCTGCCTGCCTAATCTTTGACTCGTACTTGAACCGGCACATATCAATCGTCTCGCCATCAGGATTAAAACGAATGTTCTGCACCTGGCGCGCTGCATCTGTCCTAGATGCAACCCAGCCTACAGGCAAGTCCATATCAAGCAATATGTCCACGTCCTCCATCAGAACCTTGTAGCTGGTAGGCGTTAGCACAATATCGTCATTGGCCACCACCACGGATTCAAAGTCCTCAAGTGCGCGGTTGATGATGGCGTTGTAGTCATTACCAAAGTTAGTTGGCAGCGCAAACACCTTCAAGTCAGCATTGAAATGCTCAATCACGGACTCAGGGCCGCGCAGGTAAACAGGTATCTCAGGGCAGTATTGCTTAATGGATTCAAGCATTACGCCCAAGCCCTTGCCGTGTACTGTAGATATGACAATGGGGCAAATCACTTTGACTTGTTCCTGGCCGATATTGCTTTAGCCTTGGCCTTGGCATCAGCCTTGGAGCTTGCACCCCAAGCATTCAAACTTAGCAGCAACCTGGTGGGCTTGCCGTCCTTCATCTCAGGGCCAGGCATATTGCCCATACGCGCCAAAAAGCTCGCACGCCTTGGGTTGTCTCCAGCCTTAACTGGCGGCTTCAAGTTCATGCCCTCTGCCTTGGCACTTGCACGCCCCTTAGCATTCAACCCGCCAGCAGGGTTCTTGCCCTCCTTGCGCTGCCAAGCCGCACTCATTTTTTCTTTACCGGCTTTGCTGTCTTGGCCGCTTTCTTAAAGTCGGCAGCAGAGGGAGCAGCCTTGCTCCCAGGTTTATTCATCTTCTCGCCAGAGCCAGCCTTAATACGGGCTTGCTTGGCGTGGATGTTGGCATAGAGTCCTGGTTTCATTCCTCATCTCCTTCTTCATATTCTTCATCTTCAGATTCACCCGTATTAGGCCCGCCAACAACCCACGCATCGCAAGTTCTTGAGGCAGCGCACTTGAAATCAAATATCTCGCAGTAACCCAGGTCGGCCAACTCAATAGTCCCCCACGGGTCTGCCTCATTACCAATACCCTTGGCAATGCACTCTTTGATCGAATCCTGCACATTAAACGCCGCGCAGTTACCGCAGCGGCTCTCTTTGGCGTCCTGAATGCTCACATCCCAAGTATCTGCCTTCTTCTTCCAAAAAGCCGTATTGGGCAACTCTGGATTCTCAGGGCCATACGCTGCGCTAGTAATCGCCTTGGCGCGATTCTTCAAGTTAAGCGTAATGTCCTGCGTGGGTAACGGGCACTTTTTGTCAGACTCACTCATCATCTGATTCATCGCGTCCTGATAACGCCCAGGCACGTCTCTCATTGTGGCCATTACATCTTCCCCTTCATGGTCTAACTCCTAGAAATTACTCACCCCAATTATGCTACGCGAGGTATGTTCCTGCGCAGTGACTGCCCCCACTTGTTGCTGGACGCAGAACCAAACGCACCCGTTATCGCGTCAGAGGCAAACGTCAAGCAAAACGCATCTGCCCTGTCAGGACTAGCCAACCCGCGCTTCCTGATCTCGTCCTTGCCCTCAATCTGAATCTTGCCGTTACTGGTAAACGAATACCGCACGGTGGCCAACTCACTAATCAACAAGTCATCCTTGGGCATGGTGCAGTCGCGCTGCTCCAGCCACGCCTTAGCCTTGTGCCACAGCTCTGCCTTCAAGTTCCGATACGTCCCACCAAGGGCAGGACTCTCGGAGACATTTATCCCACGCGCAGGCAACCCCAACTCGCGCAGCCGGTCAACCACACCAGCACCCAACCCAATTGAGTCAACCAATATTTCGTGCGGACGCTGGCTAGGCATCAAAACCTCATACTCAGACACAATCGCACCAGTCAACTGCATCAAGTCCAAGTTCTTCCACGTCTTAATCGGCTCAGTAACCGCATTACCCTGGCGCTTGCACAGGGCGCTCCTGTCCGAACCAAACCTGGCCACGTCCAACCCCCACACCAACCTGGCGCTCAAACTCGGCGCCACATCCCTTTGCGTGGCCATCTCCAATAGCTCCATCGGTATCACCGTATCGTCATCTGACCTCGGGAACTCACCCAGCACGCGAATCCGGTACGCATTGCTCTCCTCGCCATACCTAGACTTCATCTCCTCAATGTAAGCCTCGGACACCCGTGGCGAGTCCGCGCACGATACCCTCATCGTGATCCAGTCACCCGCCAAACGGTTATGCGTGTCGTAAAAGAAACCGCTGGACCGGACAGGGTTGCCAAGTAACAAAGTTACAGCGCTGTGCCCCGACATACTCCCAGCCGCAGCCTCAAACACCTGCTCAGGGATACCCGACGCCTCATCAGCCACCAACATCACATGATCGCTATGCACACCCTGCAACGCCTCGGGCTGCTCGGCCCTCGATGTGCGTGCCGAGATAAACGCCTCGTTGGGGTACTCCTTAAACTCAATCCGGTCTTGCTTAACCTCCAACTGGTTCTGTAGCGTCTCAGGCAGCGCCTTCACCCAGCGCTTCAATTCCGCGAATAGGGCATCGTACAGTTGGCTGCTGGTGGGCGCGGTAAGCACAATCTTGACCGGAAACCTGAGAAACGCATACCAAATAATCGCCCAGGCTGCCGCCGTGGACTTCCCCACGCCATGCCCTGACCGCACGCTGATCCTGCGCTCACCCTTGGCAATGTGCATCAGAAAAGTCTTTTGCCACTCATCCGGTTCCGTATTGAGCACCTCCTGCACAAAGAGCACAGGGTTGCGGTAATACTTCTTCGCCCACTCAATAAACGGGTTCTTGGATTGCGCTTCTGTCATCTCGGTGACAGTGGACTCAATAGTTGGCACAGTTTTTATTTTTTTTAGGGCGGTGGGCGGTGTCGGTGACGGGGATAGGGGGGGTGGGGTCATGGTCTCGGTGTCTGTTTAGGTGCAGTAGCAGCCGCCCCCGCTGTTTGCGCGAAGGGGGGGGCGCGGCCACGGGAGCCAGGCGCACCGGCCAGTAGCCAGCGTACAGGGGTAGGTTATCCACAGGATAATCACAGGCAGGACAGCTTAACATAACGCCCGTTGTATAAAGTACAAAGGCTTGAGGCATGGTTATCCACAGACCTGCGGCACATTGTCAGCGTCCTGCACCACCTCGATATGGCGCAGCGCATCGAGCCGTAACCCGCCGATGCTGATGTTGACCGCTGGCCCGCGCTGCTGGGCATAAACGCTCGGTTTCCACCGCTCCGCGATCCACTGGCGCGTCTGGATGCGCACGCGAGCCAGGTTGGACTCCTCGGGCGCTGCGGCGTCGGCAATCTCAATCGTCTGGCACGCGAGAGAATCTGCTGCTCGCGCACGCGCCCGAGCAATTTTATGCTCGTTTTCGGGCATTTCGCACCATATTTCTAATGCCCTTCGCCCGATTCCCAGCGCCTCGCATATCCGTGCCGTTGACTTTCCCGCTTCAAACATGGTCACAATCTGCTCTATCGGGACCGAGTCCAGCACCGCTAAGTCCTCGCGCTTTTTCTTTTGCCCAGCCATTAAAACGCCCTCCAGCGCAAAACAGAGCCATCAAGCACCCTACCCATGCCCAGCCCCACATAATCGCTTCTACGCATCATCTAGCCCCTTTAAAAGCCTTTGTGTCGAACAATTTCGGCAGCGTACTCGGTTTGCTCATATCCAAATCGTTTTCCATGTCATCGAACCCGCTTGCCCCTCCAACCGCCACCAGCTTACTCTGTGGCCACAGCCGCTTGATCTCGCCTAGCTGACCGCCTGCCTGCTTATTGACGATTATCGCAATTTCCGCTGCCGTCCATACCTCCCTGTCCGTTGTTCCTGGGAACTGCTGGCAGTAGAGCTGCTTCGCCCCCTCGTTGGGCACGATCACGAAAACCGTGCCATCGTCGCGCTGATGCTCAATCTGCCCCAGGGTTGGCAGTTCGCTGACCCCGTTAGCCGCAGCCCAGGCCTCCATCGCGTCATAGGCTTTGCACATACCATTGACTGCCTTGTTCAGCTTTTCGTCGTCCCTGGATTCCTGGGCCTGCCAAACCCTCTCAAGTTGCAGCCACACCTTTTCCCGCAAACCGCTATCCACCAACCAAACCAGCCTATCAATACCCCACTTAGCGTCATGGGTATTCTTTCGGTTTGCCAGCTCAACCATGACCGCGTTTTTGAACACGTCAAACTTGTCTGCTGGAAAGCTCGGCATGGTCGGCGCTGTAATCGCCAAAGATTTAAGTTTTTTAGTTGCCACTTGGTCCTCCATCAATGTTTCGTTAAAACTTCCACTTGGTCAAAGGTCTGGGCATGGGCTGGACGGAACAAATGGGGCGCGTACTAAGACTTACGCGCCCATTTGTCCCGTTTTCCTGCCCATTTATGCCGGTACAAATGGTATTTGTAATGTCCTTCCATTTGTACCCCATTTGTACCATTTGCCCATTTGCCCAATCACTTAAAAGTCACTATCTTTTTGACCATCATCGCTCGAAATAACCCACACAAATGGATCGAAAACTTCAACCTTTTTGGCGTTCTGGAGGCTCTGCACGCACCTTGTAAACCGCTTTTTTATCCATGTTTTATCTGTTTGTGCCGCTTCAAACGCCTCCCGCCACTGCTCAACGTATATCGTTTTATTGCGCTTTCCGTCAATTACCCGCATCTCTCCATGCTCTGAAATTGCCTTGTGCAGTGCATCAAGAGCCACCTTTTGGACGCCACCAGCACCTGTTCTTATCGGTGGTGCTTTCTTTTTCTTGTACTCATCTGGAATTGATTCCAGCGCCTCCCTGACCGCTAGGGACATGGATTCGCTAAGTTCTAAGGCATTGTTTAGCTTCTGATTGATGTCAATAAGGATCATCTCAAAGCCGAATTTCACGTTGTCCTGACCGTCTTTTTGCTTACTCACTGTGATTACTCCTTTACCGGCAATGCCGTCTTGTTTAACTTCCTGCTCCAGCTTTAGCAGCTCCAACTGCGTATCAACTGCTCCCAAAAGGCTCGAATGGCCCCTCAATCCTTTACTCGCGTCCTTGCCACTATGGTGCAAAACCATGAGTGCGCAGTCCAGTTTGCGCTGCAATCTGCCAGCGTTATGGATAAAAGCGCCCATGTCCTGGCTGTCGTTTTCGTTGCCACCGCCGAAGGCTCTAGCCAGGGTATCTATCTGCACCAGGCGCAGCTCTATGCCCGTGCGCTCGATGAGGTCGTCTATAGACTCCATCAATAAATTGAAGTCGTCGGCGCTTGATCTCAGGTTGAGCTGGTAACGGATAACATAGATTTCTGCACCATCCTGCGTCTGGTGGTTGATCTTGCAGGCCTTTATCCGCGCCCCGATACCGCCGTGCCCCTCTCCGGCTATGTACAGGACAGCGCCAGGGTTAGTCACCTCGTTACCCATCCACGGCCTGCCTGTGGCTACCGCCTCGGCTATGTCCAGCGCGATAAAGCTCTTGTAGCTGCCTGGCGGCCCGTACAGGGCGGCAAAACCCTTCTCTGGCAGCACGTTCTCGATGATCCAACTGACCGGCTCGTCCTTGATGGTGTCCCACGCCTCAATGTTGAGCAATTGCGGCGTCGGGTTGTATGCCTCTGTCTCCGTTTGCGTTGTTTCCTTCGATTGTTCGCTGTCTGTGACCGCTGCCTGCTCCGTGATGATTTTCGCTTGCTTTGCCAGTTCCGCGAGTTCCTTTCTGGTTCCCTGCATATCGTGAACCCACTCGTGCGCGTCATCACCCTCCACCATCAGATCCAGGTCAAGGTAACGGACAGACTTGGCCACGGGTAGCAGGTTCTGTATTGCACGCCTTGCGTACTGGCGTCCTGGTTCGTCGTTGTCCGGTATGACTACGATGTTCGCGCCAGCGAAGTATTGCGTTATCTCCGCTGGCCAACTGCCTGCTCCGGTGTGTGACGTGGTGGCGATCGCCCCGATGCTGACTAAGGCGTCCGCTGCCTTCTCGCCCTCGACCAGGTAGATAGCCCTACCTGCTGTCTTAGCGTCCAGCAGCTCGGGCAGCCTGTAGGGGACGATGCGCGTGTCCTTGAGTCCCGCAATACGCTTACCTTGCGCGTCCACGCGGTGGATTGAGTACGTCTTACCCTTGGCGTCCTGCGTCTTGTACCTGCGCTTGGTGAAAAGCACGTCGCCGTCCTCTGACTTGTACAGCCATTCCTTTTCTAAGACCGGCGCCTGGTGCTGGGTAAAACTAATCTCCTCACGTTTGGCTA